GAGCCGTGAGGCGATGGAACCCTGGATGACGAGCGGCCCGCTGCTGGCGGTGAGGTAGAGGCGGGCGTGCGTGGCGGGGTCGAGTTTCCGGCTGTCGAACACGATGGTGTCCGGGCGCAGTCGCCGGTCCATCGAGACGAGCAGTTGCGCGAACGCCTCCCGTTCGTCGTCCGATGGCGTCCACACGGTGCCGCCGGCTCTGCCCCATACGCCGTCGGAGTTGTCGGCGGAGACCACGTCCGATTCCGCGCTGATGCTGGATTGCGTGATGGTCAGGTTGGCCGGCAGTTTGCCGAGGCCGGTGAAGTCGGTGTCGTGGTCGTCGAATTCCAGGGCGCCGTCCTTGGATTTCGCGGTGTTGCCCTGGATGGTGATTTGGGTGACGGGTTCGGGGATGATGATGGTCTGGTCGTCGTCGGTGATGATGTCGGCGGCGTCGAGGCCGTCCAGCGTCTCCCCCGTCCAATCGGTCACGGTGAGCCTCGCCGTGTCGTCGATGCCGATGCTTGCGGGCGCGCCGAACGGCATGTAGTCGAGTCGGCTCGCGTCATGGTCGGGGTATTCATACCATATCGGCCACATTCGGGAGTGCGCGTAGAGGCGGTGGAGCAAAGTGAGCTGCGATGGGTAGTCGTCGGTCCGGTAGGGTGCCACGGATGCGGTGGCGTCGAGGCCGTTGGCGTTGGCCTGTGGCGCGTCCGCTTCCCTGGCTCGTCGGTTGAGCTCCGTCAATCGTTCGGCCATGGTGCCGACCCAATGCAGGCCCGTGTAGCGTGCATCGGATGATACGGGCCCTTGTTTCTGCAGTCTTTTCCACAGGATCATGCGGCTGGAGGCGCTGAGTTCCAGTAGCCAGCCGTCGCCGTGGGGCCGGGCTTCGCCGCCGTTCTGCACCAGTCCGTCGAACAATGTCGTCGCCGTGCTGGACTTGCCGGACGGGTTGCCGGGCGTGTATGCCTGGTGCATCGCGTCCAAACGCATGCGCTGCGCCGACCATGCGCCCATGTCGTCGCGGAGCATGCCCCATGTGGGTTGTGCCGAGATCTGCACGAGCACGCGCGCGCCGGCCAGGGTGAGGGCGCGGCCGGTGAGCCAGCCGGTCGAGTCGCGTAGCCGGAACGTCATCACGGACGGGTCGGGCTGCTGGTCGATGCCGTCGGTGCCCCACTGGATGCTGAAGCCGTCCAATGCGGCCACGTCGTTGTCGTGGTCGTTGACGGCAACCCAGCCGTCGCCCCAGTCGAGGAACATGAAACACTGCTGCGCCACTAGTTGCCTCGCTTCCGGTCGTAGTCGCGGAGAATCTTCCTGATTTCGCGTGCCACGCCCTCGCGGTCCACGGGCGCGTTGAACGTGACGTTGAAAACGGTGGCCGTACTGGCCGCCTGACTGCCGGCGGTGGTACCGCCGTTGAACACGACGTTGGACAGGCGGCCGTTGATGTTGCCGATGGCGCGGCGCACGTCGGTGTCGAAGCCGAGGCCGAGGCCTTTGGCGAGGCCCTGCATGATGAGGCGGCCGTTTTTCACCAGCAGCACCTTGTCGTAGGCGGCGGGGCCCTTGTGCTCCGCGATCCAGTCGGCGATGCCGCCGATGAACCCGGTCACGTTGTTCCACGCGGATTTCAGACCGTCGAGGAAACCCTCGATGATGCTTGAGCCCGCGTTCCACAGCAGCCGTCCAACGTTGCCGATGGCGGACAGGATGCGGCCGGGCAGTCCGCTGAACCAGCTGACCACGTTGTTCCACGTGTTCTGCGCGAACTGGGCGGCGCTGGAGAAGAACGCGCCTATCCTGCCGGGCAGTGATTGGAAGAATCCGATGATGTTGTTCACGCACGCGCCGATGAAGTTGGTGAAGTTGCTCCATATCTGCCGACCGCTTTCGGTCTGGGTAAAGAAGTAGACCAGTCCGGCCACCAGGGCGGCTATGAGCGTGATGATCAGCACGATGGGGTTGGCGTTCATCGCCACGTTGAGCGCCCATTGGGCCACGGATGCGGCCGTGTTGGCGATGCTGAACCCCTGCAATGCGGAGGATACGGCGGTGATGACGCCTGCGACTTTGAACACGGCGAAGCCGGTGCCGATGCCGACCAGGGCGGCGCTGATGGGTTCGGCGTTCGCGCTCACCCAGTCGCTGAACGCGGTGAGTTTGTCGGCCACGTCGCCCACGATGCCGGCGGCGCCGTTGAAGGCGTCTCCCAACGCGGTGCCGGCGTCGGATGCGCCGCCGAACGAGTCGGTGAGTGGCGCGAACTGGGCGAGCACGTCGCCGGCGGCTCCGGCGAGGCTTTTGCAGGTCTCCCACACGTAGCCGAAGATGTCGCTGGCGGTCTGCACCGGGCCCGTGTCGTTGAACGCGGTCATGAAGTCCGTCACGGCGGTTTTCGCGGTGTCGAACGTGTTGGCGGCGGTGTCGCGCACGGTGAGCAGGAAGTCGGTTATCGGGCTGTCTTCCTCGATGTTGAACGCCTCGCGCAGTTCTGCGCTGAAGTTGCCGTCCCTGACGAGGGTTATCACGCCTTTCAGGCCGGTTGTGGCCTTGCCGCTGAACGCCGTGATCTTCTCGGCGGCGACGCCCATGGCGGAGGTCACGGCCGGTTTCACGAGGTCGAAGGCGTCGGTGAGGCCGCCGACCACGGACGCTTCGAGGTTGCCCATCGCGCCTTCGATGGTCTTGGTGCTGGTGGCGGCCTCCTTGGCCACGTCGCTCATGCCGAGCTGGATCAGCGCCTGGTTGAACTCGTCGGCGGTGATTTCGCCCTTGGCCATCGCGTCCCTGAAGTTGCCGGTGTACGCGCCGTTGGCGAGCATGGCCTCCTGGAGCTTGCCCGAAGCGCCGGGGATGGCGTCGGCCAGCTGGTTCCAGTTCTCCGTCGTCAGCTTTCCGGCTCCGGCGGTCTGGGTGAGCATCATCGCCACCGATTTGAACGTGTCGGAGTTGCCGCCGGCCACGGCGTTGAGGTTGCCGGCGGCTTCGGTCAGTTCGGTGTAGTTGGTGATGCCGTTTGCGGCGAGCTGGGCGGTGGTGTTCTGGATCGTGGTGAGGTCGTACACGGTGTCGTCCGCGTATTTGCGGGTGGCCTTGGTGGCGGCCTCCACGGCGCTGGTGTCGAGGCCCGCGAAGCTCATGGTGTTCTTGAACTTGTCGGTCGAGTCGCTCATCTCCACGACCGCGCCGCTGAAGTTCTTGAGCTTGTCCCACAGGGCGGTCACGCCCTTCAGGGCCGCGCCGCCCATGAAGCTGCCGAACGCGGCGGCCTTGCCGGTCGCCTTCTCGAACGCCTTCACGGCGTCGTTCGCGTTGCCCGTGATGCGCACGGACATGATGGCGCTATGCCCCGCCATTGTCCACCTCCTTTTCGGCTCGTTCCATTTCCTCGGTCAACAGGCGTATGCCGGTGCCCCAGTCGAGTTCGCTGGCCTCCTCGCGCCATTGCCACGGGGTGCCGCCGAAGCGGCGGGCGAGGATGAAGCTGAGTCGGCCCAGCGAATCGTCGGGCCACGCGGCTAGTTCGTAGGGTCCAGCTGCGCGTCCTCCGTGTCGTCGGGCGTGTTGACCACCACGTCGAGGATGCTGTCGAGCCACTGCCCGTAGGGGAGGGCGGTCTTGCCCTGCTGGCGTGCGGCGGTGTAGGCGAAGTAGTAGACGAACCGGATTTTGCAGTTCTCCACGGGCCCCCACCCGTTGGTCTGGGCGTGTTCCTCGGCCTGGCATTGGGCGCGGGCGGTGAGGATCACGGTGTCCTCGTGGCCGTCCTGGTAGCCGATGGTCGCGGTCTTCTTCAGCATGGCTTATGCTCCTTTGACTTGTTTCATGGTTTTCTCCACGAACGCCTCGTATGGTTTCATCCAGGCGTTTTCGCTTCGTGCCACGCCGTTGTTCACGTACAGGCGTGGTTTGATGTGGTGGCCGGGCCACCCGTAGTTGACGGGGCCGGCGTAGGGCACGGCCTTGCGGCCCGCGCGGATCACGCCGGCCTTTTTGGTTGCGCCGGCGCGCAGTGATTTCGAGAGTCTGCCGGTCTTGCCGACGGGGGCGAGGGCCTGCACGGCGGGGAGGGCGATTTCGGCCGCTTCGCGGTTCACGCCCTTGAGTTCGTCCAAGTCGGCGCCGGCCTTGCGCATGGTCTGTACGAACCGTTTCTGGCCGACGACCATAAGGGCCTTGCCGGTGTTCATGCGCTGGCCGGGGCCGTGTAGGTGGTGTGCTTGAGGTTCGTGACGGGGAAGCTGAAGTCGTTGGTGTTCTTCGATTTCACGTCGCCGCCGACGGCCACGGGGGTCACGGTCACGTCGCCGGTCCATTTGATGGCCCCGGTCTTGTTGGGTACGAACTCGAACGGCAGGGTCTCGTTGGCGTGGTCGAAGCACCACACGCTCAGGCCCTCGGCGCTGAAGTCGTCGCCGATGGTGCCTTCCATCGTCCAGGTGGTGGACGTGTTGGCCTCCTGCGATCCGTCCAGATAGGTGGTGGGGTCGTCGCTGGAATTGCTGGGGTTGAGCTGCGCCTTGGTCAGGTCGGCGCTGAAGTCGCGGCCGTTCTTCTCGTCGGTGATGTTGAACGAGCCGGGGCCGAGTGTGCGCACCTTGCTTGCCATGATGGTTCCTTTCAGATGATTTCCAATGGGTTGAGTGTGAGCTGGTAGGCGGCGAGGTCCCCCGCGCCGGAGAGGCTGAGGGTTACGGGCCGTGCCGCCTGGATGTTGAGCTCGTGTTCGGCCATGAGGTCGATGGCCCGCATGACGAGTTCCAACGCGGGGGCCTGGGTGGCCATGGTGCCGGCGATGACGTCGAGCCTCCACGTGATGTCGGGCTCGTTGCCCCATTTCTTGTAGGTGAGTTCGGGCGGTTCGATGAAGACGGCCACCTTGTTCGGCAGGGGGCGGGCCTTCTGCTCGTCTGCCGTGACGATCTGCACGAGGTCGCCCAGGCAGTCTTCGAGCAGGCGGGTGAGCGCGTCGCGTTCCTGGATGACGAGGCTGCTCATCATGCCACCGCCAGACTGCCGGCCATGACGCCCACGGCGTTGAGTTTGGGGTA